AAAGTTTTCTTGCACTAATTGTCTTCTCTTTCTCTTTTTTTAACTTTGCTTCAGACTTTTGAAACTCTTTAAGATTTATGGCTGCCTCTACCTCCGCAGCTGACTGCAACTTCTTAGGTCTTCCTCTTCTTTTTTTCGGTGCACTATCTGCCTTCTCCTCAAGATCACCCATCTTGGTGGTTTTTATCTTTGGCAGTGCTTTTTTTGCCATCTTACATGTTACGTTGTTGTGCCTTTAAATTCTCTTCTTCAATATATTGTTTGAGTAGAGTGACGTACACATCTCTCTCCCAAGGCATCATGTTTTCAATCTCAGTTATAGAATATTTATGGTGTTGCAGTAAAGCAAAGTTTACCTTATAGTATGACTCAAGGTTTGTATGAGCCATACCTAGTTGAAAAAACTTGCCAGTCCCTCCAATTTCACCTTGCTTGTCTTCCCTGTTTTAGGATTTGTCACTTCAACAATATGCTCTAATTTGGGCATCGTTTCAAAGAATGATTCAACTTCTTTGAATTGCTTAGTATTCAACTGTTCAATAAACGAGTTCAATTCATCAGGTGAACTGTCCGCAGCATCCCAACTTTCCTCATCATCATATATCATATCTATACAAGTTGATAGCATATTGATTGATTGAGCAACCTGACTACCCTCCTCATCAGTATCAAAGTTTGCATCTATAAACTGTTGCATTGATGGGTACTTCAATTTCATGGAATACTTGTCATCAAGTTTAATAATGTTTTTATGACCCGGTGTCTTCTTTATTTTAATATCATCAATATTAATAGAGGTATCAACAGTAGTTTTTTTGTCATCTGGGCATGTGATAATAACTTCAACTGTCTCACCAACGGACTTAGCACGGATATTTAAAAACAAATATTCAATATCAAAACTTGGTAACTTTGTTATATCTACACCCTTTGTCTCAATACAATCTCCCATAATCTCAACTATCGAACTTGAAATTTGCTTGGCATCGTTTGATTCAAGTGCTAGAATTAATATTTTTTCTTCTCGAACAAGAAATGGACGATACTTAATTTTCTTGTTATTTGATGGTAAAGTCAATTGATACGTTGGAGTATTAATCTTAGGTAAAGGCATAATTATCTAATCAGTAGTTTTATTTAGTAGTATATCATAAACCTTTCTTATTTGCAACAATGTACCTATCATAATTGAAACTTACATTAACCTTAAGAAGGTCTGCTGAACCATATTGAACTGGTATCGGTGTTATAGATTTGGGGAATGCATTAATAAATTGATATCTCAATATTCTCTTAGCATTCTTTTCAAACTTACTTATAAACATAGTATCACATTTGTAAGTATCTGGATACCTCATCCTACGATAGAATGGTTTTTGAAAATCTGCTACCTCTCTTTCTGCACCACTAGAAATATAATCCATCCAACCTTCAAATATATTCAACATAGTATAATCATCATCAACATAAAATGTAAAATCAATATCAGTGTATAAACGGGAATGAGCAAACTCTTGTGGTATTCCCATAAAATTATCCTTTACTTCTGCTGTTGCAAACGCACTTGCTGGCAATGATGCATCACTACACAGTAACCCAGCCTCACGACTGATGAAATCTTGTGCATTGCTCATTCTCCTATTAAATTTTAAATATCTTATCACATTACCATTGAATCCAGCAAAATGAACTTGATATTGATTATTTAAAGATAGACTACCAAATTTTACTTTGGCATCATTCATTGTGATTTTCTGTATAAAACTCACACTAAATACCTTTATGACTTTATTATAATTCTATTTATGTCATATAAGGGAAGATATTCTCCCACATACCCAAGAAAGTACAAAGGAAACCATACAAATATAGTTTATCGGTCACTTTGGGAAAGAAAGTTCATGGTTTATTGTGATCTGAATGAAAATATACTTGAATGGGGGAGTGAAGAGATTGCGATACCATATAGATCTCCTGTAGATAAAAAGATCCATAGATACTTTCCTGACTTTTATGTCAAGTTGAAGGAAACTACAGGTAGAATAAAAAAATATATCATTGAAGTAAAACCAAAGAAACAACTTAAACCTCCTACAAAACCAAAGAGACAGACGAAGGGTTATCTATATGAGGCATATGAGTATGCTAAGAATCAAGCAAAGTGGAAAGCTGCCACTGAGTATTGTAAAGATAGACTCTATGAATTTAAGGTGATGACAGAGGATGAACTAGGAATCAAATGAGTCGCATAGCACCAGCTTTAGATGATCTTATCGGGATCGAAGATCCTGATGATTTGATGGTGGAAATTATGGATCTACTTAGTGAGGGTGGTGTGCCTCAAGCAGGTAATTATTATTTGTTCGTTTATAGACCAAAAACTTCAGGTATAAGATATGATCAAAACCCGCTCGTTGCAGTCACAAATGTTTTCTCTTGGGGATTTGTTGGAGTCAATTTTCACTGGGGTGAGTCAAGAAATTATACCTTTAATGAAATAGTTGGTGGTATATATCAAGTGACCGCTGAAGAGATAAAAGATCTTCAAGCGTTACCTTTCGGAAAATATCGTCTAAATAGTTAAAAAAAGAAATATATGCCTAATTTCCCTCCTAATTACAAAGAACAAGAGTTATACTATGCATCTGATGAATATCAGAATAATGCAAAAGCTGCGATTGCAAATAATCAACCATTACCAACGTACGATAATCCAAATCCGGTTTCAAATAGTAAAGTAACTTCACAACCTCCCCGAACTTCTAAAAAACGTGGTGGTATCTTAAGATATCCTTTGGAAGCATTGACAGGAACAACAGATTATTTACAGATTGATATAAAAGAATACATTAGACAACCCGGAAATACAAAACTTATTGGTGCAAAAGGATTTGGAAGGAATAGTTTAAACAATGCAGTTGGTGCAACTCGATCTGGTTCACTTGCAACAAAATCTGTGATGAATACTGGAACTATAATTTTACAAATACCATCAGACATCAAAGATGGTAATAGTGCTAATTATGGTGACAGTAAAATGAATACTCTTACTGGTGCTGCTGCAGGTGCAATTTCTGGTGGTATGAAAGCAGGTGCAGAACTTGTCAAAGCACTTGGAAATGAAAAAACATTTAAAGAAGCGGGAGATACAATTAAAAAAGATATTGGTGCTAATCTGACTCCGGGAGAAACAGATGCCTTATTAAGTGCTGCACAACAAGGATTAACAGCAAAGGCAACATCCTCTGCACTAGGTATTTTTGGTGCTAACGTATCGACAGAACAATTACTTGCAAGACAAAGTGGTCAGATATTCAACCCAAACTTAGAATTACTATTCAATGGCCCTACATTGAGAAGTTTCAGTTTTTCATTCAAGATGACTCCTCGTAGTGCCCAAGAAGCAAGACAATGTAAAAATATAATAAGATCATTTAAACAAAATATGGCACCAAAAACTGGTGGAGATACAATCGGTGGTAGTGCTGTGTTTATGAAGACACCTAATTTATTTGAACTTCGTTATCGAAAGGGTAACAGTGATCATCCATTCTTAAATAAATTCAAACAGTGTTTCTTAACAAACTGTGCTGTCAATTACACAGGTGAAGGTGTATACGCAACATATGATGATGCCTCACCAATCTCTATGCAACTTGATTTGACATTCAAAGAGATTGAACCAATCTACTTTGATGATTATGATAAGTCACCAACAGGAGTAGGATTCTAATGTATTTTAAAGAACTACCAACACTCAGGTATCCATCCTTTTTATCAGATAAAAATTCATCACTAGATTATGTTGATGCTAAAAACTTATTTCGTCGTGTTAAATTAAGAGAAGACTTACAATCTATAATAACTCTCTTTGATAAGTATGAAATACCAGAGGGATTCAGACCTGAAAATGTGGCAGAGGAATTATACAATACAGATCAATTAGATTGGGTTGTTATCGTATGTGCAGGTATCGTAAATATTCGTGATGAGTGGCCTCTATCAAATAATGATTTGTATGAATATGCTTTGAACAAATATGGAATTAATTTAAATAATGTTCATCACCATGAAACTATAGAAGTAAAGGATTCTAAGGGTAGAATAGTTCTTGAAAGTGGCAAAGTTGTAAATAAAGAATTTAAACTATCATATTTTGATAACGGAGAAGTAAAAACAAATGATCTTACTAAATTAGGAACAAATGTTGTTGCCATAAACAACCCTGTTGCATCTGTGAGTAATTATCTTTATGAGACAAACAGAAATGAAAAAAAGAGAAATATATTTGTTCTAAAAAGAGGATTCTTGCAACAATTCCTTGATGATTTCAGATCCATTATGATCTATGATCCTTCATCACAGAGAGTCAGTAAGAGTGTTATAAAAACAGAAAATACCAATTTGACAATGCCATAAAAAAAGGGGTCGTATGACCCCTTAACTATTAGTCGTCTGCGAGTTTTTGGAAATACGATAACGTATCGTCATCTTCTATTTCACTTGATCCTCTTGCTACTGAGGAAACAGTTTCCCTTGGTGCAGGAGTTTCAACTTCGTACTCTTCTTCTTGAACCTCTGGATCTTGTGCAACTGGTGTAGCACCTCTCTTACCTAAGACATACTCAAGACGAGTCTTAAGTTCATCATAAGTTTTAAATTGAGACGCAGCACTGAACTCTTCAAGAGAACTTTGCTTCTTCCAGATTGCTTCCATAGCATCGTCATCATCAAGTAAAGGACTTGGTGCAGCAAATTCAGAACTATCATAGTTTCTGTATCCTGCTACGTTCTTTGCCTTCAACTTGAAGTTTGCACCCTGCCAGAAATCGAATGGATCGATTGCTTCTTCATCCTCAAACTCAGGTTGCATTGCTGCAGTGAGTTTATCAAATATTTTCTTACCAAACTTATATAAGAATGTTTGACCTTCGTTCTCAGGATTAGTAGGATCTTTAACAACGTAGATGTTCGCAATGTAAGTTAACTTACGTTTTTGCTTTCTAGCAAGTTCCTTGCCAGCATCTGTTCCGTTATTCCACAACTGTGAATTATATTCTGATACAGGATCTTTTTGACCGAGTGTTGTCAAAGAGTTCTCAATATACCATCCTCCGGGCCCTTGAAAGGCATGGGAATATAATTTAACAAATGGTAGATCTTCCTTGTCTGGTGCGGGTAAAAATCTGATAACAGCATAACCGTTACCTGACTTATCGACTTCGAGTTTCCAGAAACGGTCATCACCTGATGCACCGTTATTGTTCATCTTCTCGACTTCTTTAACTAACTTTGCAGTTAGTGAACCTAGTTTAGATTGCTTTTTTAAATTTGCAAATGACATTGGATTACCTTGGATTAATTTGGATAAATTGGATTTACTTGGATATTATAACAAAGACAACACTCTTAGTCAACATTGACTCGAAGTGATTGTATTGTTTTATTGATATTGTCAAAAAAGGAATTCACATCAGTTTGTGGTGCAAACCCTAACATGATCATAGACTCCTTGAGATATTCAAGAGTATCCTTGGCCTCTTGATCATCTGACAAAGATAATCGAGTCCACATAATTCTTTGCTTATCAACAAGTGTCTGTAACTTATCAACATGCTCCAACCTCTGTTCACGAGTCATGGTAGGGAAATTCATGGCAGTACCATAAACTTCTCTTTGAAGTTCATTGATTGACTCTAGTTCTTCACGAACTATTTCTGATTCAAAAAATCTACTCATTTACCAGTTCTCTTAAAACTTTTTTATATTGGAACACATTTATATTTATGAAAGGATCATACTTCCTTATTTTAAGACTTACGGTTTCCCACACAGGGTCAGTAAGTTTTTGATCGAACCTTTCACGAAACTCAAAGATCTTTTCAAGAACAACAAGAGTTTCAAGATCAATATGTCCACCCAAATATTTTTTAAGAATAATCGGATGTCCATCGGAGCAGTCGAAAATGCTATCCAAGTCGTGTTCATTAAACAATTCAGTGACTTGCTCCTTGAATAAGTAACCAAGACTTTGTTGTCGTCTTGACCACTCATTATAATTCCTCTCTCCAGAATTGATAATTTCACCAATCCATAAACCAGAGGGGTTGTCTGTGCTGACAAAGTTAGACACAAGAAAATCTACAATCTCCTTATCAGGATATTTTCTTGATGTCTTTTCAAACCAATACTTGTCCTTTCTTTTATTGAAGGCAGTTATCTTTGCTCTTGATCTTCCACCATACTTGAAGTAATCATACTTCGGGCTGGAAAAATGATTTTTGATTGAAAGATATGTTTGGTAGGTTTCAAATGGTGTCACTTTCATCGTCAGTTTCTTCACTTTCTAATTCTGTAATTGCATCGACAGGGACTTCATTGTCACCTATCATGTACCAGTGTTGATC